ACGAGTTGGAGCGATGCTAGAGGACTTCATTTGCAATCACACATCGATCACCGAACTTTCGATCACTCATAAGCTAAGTAGTTATTCGGTCAACTTCTTTATTCAGCAATACTTCGGCAAACCTGATCAGCCATTTATCGTTGATATTAAAGTTGATGTTCCGGAACAAAAACCGATCCCGATCAAACTAACTAAGCTATATCGGGAATATCTTGACACTTGCGAAAAGGTTGATCAGCTCAGGCAAGCGATCGAAAAATTCGAAAAGAAACTTTGATTCTAATTTTGCGTAACTTTGTTTATAAATTTAAATTATGGCAGGTCATCCAACAGACTATGAAAGCAAGTTTTGTCAGATGTTAATTGATCATCTATCAGAAGGCTTATCGTTTGAATCATTTGCAGGGATAGTAGGTGTTACAAAGAAAACATTGTACAACTGGAGGGATGCTAATCCTGAATTCTTACACTCCAAAGAAATAGGAACTGAAAAAAGCAGGTTGTTTTGGGAAAAACTAGGTAGGGATAATATTATAAATTCAGAAACATCTTTAAACACGGGAGTTTATGTTTTCAACATGAAGAATAGATTTCCTGACGAGTGGAGAGATAAGCAAGAGCGTGAAGTTAAACACGAATTTGAAAACAGACCACCTTGGCTTGATGCAGCTAAATAAAAATCTTCAATTCTTAGTTGATAATGTTCCAAAATATCGAATTGTAGGTCTGCAAGGTGGAACTAGGAGCGGAAAAAGTTATGCCGTCGTTCAATACCTAATCAGTCTTGCATCCAATTACAAGATCGGAGTGATATCCATTTGCCGTGAAAGTTACAATGCGTTAAAAGCTACTGTGCTTCGTGATTTTATTGATATACTTATTTCAGCAGGCTTGTTTCGGGATGAGGATTACAACCGAACCGATCACACGTATGTTCTGAACGGGAACGTGTTTGAGTTCTTTGGCATGGATTCACCCGGCAAAGTTCAAGGAAGAAAGCGAAACATCTTGTTTGTTAACGAGGTCATGGAAACAAATCAGAATGTTTATCGGCAATTGGCACTAAGGACTGAAAACCGAATCATAATGGACTTCAATCCTACTTCCATCGAACATTGGGTGTATAACGAACTAAACAGATCAGACTCAGCAACAGTTGTTACAACCTACCTTGATAATTTGGAGAACCTAAATGCTGACACGATTGCCGAGATTGAATATCTAAAGGATGCTGATCCTGATCTTTGGAAAGTATTTGGTGAGGGTATGCCATCATCGGTTAGGAATCAAATTTACAATCATCAAAAGGTTTCGGAATACCAACCACCTTCTGACTTTTGTTATGGTCTTGACTTTGGTTATAATCACCCAACAGCTTTGGTTGAGGTTGGTCATTTAGACAGGTCGGTTCAATGGCATGAAATCATCTATCAATCGCATTTAACACCATCAAACCTTATTGATTTAATGATCCAAAAAGGAGTCAGGAAAACAATTCAAATCTATGCCGATGGAGCAAGACCTGAAGCAATTGCGGAAATTCAAAAGGCAGGATTCAGAATCAAGGCAGTTGAGAAATATCCGGGATCGGTTAAGGAGCAAATTATTAAGGTGAAATCAAGACCTCTTGTTATTTCGTCAGAAAGTGTAAATTTGCTACGTGAAATTAAAAGCTATAAATGGTCAGAGAATAATCCCGATGAACCAATTAAAGCCTTTGACGATGGGATGGATGCAGGAAGGTATGGAACACATGGATTAATTAAAGGTAAAAGAGGTAACCCATTAATATCATTTACAACTTAGGTATATGCAGAATTATAAACTAGGAGAACACAGCGTACAGATCCCACAAGATTGGGAAGAAATTACATTAAGACAGGCAATCGCATTATCAAAGTCAGGAGATGATGTTTCTGAAATTATGGCTGCGATTACTGGAATACCTTCTGAAATCACTAAAAAAATTAAGGCAATTGACGTTGAGGTGGTTTTTGGTTCAGTTTTGAACTTCTTAAAAATCAAACCTGATCTTGATAAGATGTATGCAGTCAAGGCTCCTGAAACATTTACTCTTGGTGATCAGACTTTTTCACGTTATTACAAGCCCGGTGAGATGACTTGGGCGCAACACTTGAACTTTGATGCTGTTGCAGGAAATAAAGACCTTAGTGATCTTGAAAAGGTTGCTCCTGTGATTGCTATCTGCTGCCAACAACCTGATAAGTACAATGAAGAAACACAAAAGGAACTAGAACAGTTAGTACTTGATTTACCATTGAATATCTCAACTGCGATTTGTGGCTTTTTTTTTCGTCAATTGCTGAATTTCAACGAGCAACGGCTTTCAAAAATGAAATTGAGTACACTTCAGATCAGGTCAAAGCAGGCATTCATAACTTTAAAAGGTTCGGCGCGCTTAATTCCATCGACTCTCTTGCTGGCGGTGATATTAGCAAGTGGAATTTGGTTGTTATGTTACCTATGCAAGATGTGGTTATGAAGCTGAAGATGAATCAGGAATCTAACAAGTATCAATTAGCAATGGAAAAGATTAGTAAAGAACGAAATGACAGATTAAACAAACGAAGATCATGAAAAGACTAAAACAATTCTTTCAATTTACTTGGGCATTCATGCAGAATAAGCCAGTTAAGTTTGTTCCTGAAAAATCAAAGGTGGATTTTGAAAAGGAGCGAATCGAATTACTAAGAAAAGAGGCAATCAGGATCAAAGAAAAGAAATCACAATTCACATCTCGTGAACGTGCAAAGATTATGGACATTTATAATTTATTGGTTAAAGAGGGCAAAGCACAAGCAGTATGATTATAACTGATGAATTCAACCTTAAGATTCTGAATTTGGAAATGGGAGCAAGACTTTATGTTCATGCTTCAATTTCTGTTTTAAGAATTAAAGGAGGTTGGATTTATGAGTATTGGACTAAGAGCGGAAGTGATACCTTTGTAACGGCAACTTGTTATGTTCCAAACACTATCAAATTATGAGGATCGTTAATGTTATTCGGGATTGCTTTGATTCAATGACTGTTTTAAAGTCATTTATTAACGAACCAAGAGGTGCAGCAAATCAATTGACTGATAATACGGAACTGCCATTCTTAATCTTAAACAGACCAATTGAAATGCCTTATGAATATTTGGCGAACAATGTTCAAGAGGTGTATGATGTTCTTTTGATTTACGGGCATAAAAATGCAAATACTGATCTTGGTCAATCTCAGGACTCAAACGATGTAGAAATTGAGATAATGAGGCAACAAGCGAAGATAATGATATTAAACCTTGACAGGCACGTTGACGTACGTGAAGTTCGTGTTACTCAACCTGTACGTGATTACATTGATGGATTCGATGTTAACGCAGCAGGAGTATTCCAATATCTTCGAATCACTTTGCTTCCTCCATCACCTGATGTTTGTGCAACATTACCTATAACATGATACAGTTCGATCCCGAAATACTTAATTCATTTGCTGACAAGGTCATTGTTGACATTAGACAGTCGATGGATGTTTCGGGTGTAACTGCTTCCGGTAAATTTAACCGATCCTTAGAATCAACTGTAAGTTCAAATGAAGTTGTAATTACTGGATTGAAATACGCAGGAGCAATTGAATCAGGTCGTAAACCATCGTCAGGTGGTACAGGAATACTTCGGGCATTGATTCGTTCTTGGATAGATGACAAGGGGATAGTTCCAACAGGAGGCATTAGCAAAGATTCATTAGCTTTTTTAATCACAAGAAAGATTCATCAGGATGGGACAAGGCTTTATCGTGGAACTGACTATTATGGAAGATCAAAACCATCACGAGTAATTGAAGGAGTTGTTAAGGATGGAAGGATTGAACAACTAGGATCAGACCTTATTCTATCATTTGTTAAACAAGTTAAATCAGAAATCTTCAATGGCAATAATTCAAACAGTTGATCTTTTACAACTCGTAACTGATGAGGTAAGTCCTGCAATCGAATCATCATGGGTTGCAGTTAACAATCCTGTTTACGTTGAATACCTAAGAAGGGATTTTAGATTTACGAATGCATCATATTCTGGTGGTTCATTTTTAAGAATGATCTTTGCATCAGCACCAATTGGAGTTGCTATTGGTCATTCTGTTTATATTGGATTTGAAGGAGTGTATGAAGGCGCAGCAATTGTTACTGATGTAAGCGGAACTGATGTAACTGTTGACGTTGAGGTTGATTTGACTGGAGTAATTGGAATTGATGCATACATGAATGATAACACTTTGCGTGAGAATTACTTTATTGATTTGAATATTTCCGAACCAACAAATACAAATGTTCTTGCAACATTAAAAGCATCACCAAACACAGCAGGAGTAATTGGAATTGATATTTCTTCAGCACTTCAAACCTTTGTCAGTAATATTGATGCACTTGTTTTGGAAGTTGCTGATACTTCCGTTCAAGATATCAACTCAACTATTGCATTTGTTTATTCAGTTAAGGAGAATTGGAATGGTTCAAGTAATTCATTTGTTTTATTGAGTGAAACACATTATGGTGTTAATGGAGCATTCCAATTACAAGCGGAGTACAATGGAAATTATGCTGAGTACTACTTAGATATTTACAACGAAAACAAAAAGATTCCCCGTGATTTCGTAAGACCAAAATATTTCGTAAGCTATCCTTTTGATATTTCATTCATCTTCCCTACTGACCTTGATCTTGTTCCAATGACATCTGAAGCAGAACATTTTGCAGGTGATGTTTCGATAGGTACTGACACTTCAACTGTTACTGCTACAAACAAAGGTTCATTGTGCAGGATTTATCCAAACATTGATGTTAACATTTCACCTGGTGATAATGTAACTTATGTTGCCCACAAACTTACGTCTAATGATGCACAAGTAAGTGAGAATTTATTTATTGACATTGTTTATCCTGATCAATCAGGATGCAACGGAATTTACATTGAATGGCTTGGTAAGTTAGGCAATCGTTCTTATTACCTTTTTAACGATAAATCAGAAGAATCATTGTTAGTTAATGGAGGTGATACATTTGAATATGCATTCAATCGAATTTCAGATCTTGAACAAAGGTCTGATTTCTTCAGTAAAGATGCTACACAGCTATTCAAATGTGGAGTAAGCGCAATATCACGAAACGACATTGAAGGTCTTAAAACGCTTCTTACATCGGTTAAGGTATCGGTAATAACTGCTGATGGTTTGGGATGGAAAAGAACAGGAATACTTATTGCTCCCGGTACATTTGTGATTGGTAAATTGGCAGACAATACTTTCAATCTTGAATTTGCATTTAGTTATTCTAGACAATTTAACCAGTCAGCATGATAAAAGTAATTGTAAATGATTATGAGATTGAATTATTTTCAGATACTGTTGTGGCTCTGTCAAAAAAATGTGCTACAATCGGTAATCTTCAAAACAGATATAGTTCATTTACTAATAAGTTTAATGTTCCTAAAACAAGATCGAATCGGTCTGCTCTTGGCATAACTCAGTTTCAAGATAATTCAGGAACACCTTATTCACCATTAAATGGAAAGATCATTTCTGAAGGAATCGAAATTGCTTCGAATGTAACAGTAATTATTGAATCAGTATCAGACAGCATTTCGCTTTCGATTCGTGCAGGTAATGGAAGTTTATTTGATAGATTCAATACCACTTACCTGAGTGATGTTGACACTTCTGATTTGGATAAGTATTGGAATAGGGCAAGTATATTAAGTGATGTTACGAATGATTGGACAGATGGAATAATATTCCCAATTTGTCAGACAGGAAATCAAAGTTTGATTTTTAATACCATACAATCAAAAGGTTTAATTCCATTTATCTTTTGTAAAAATCTGTTTGAAAGAATTGCTCTAATGTTCGGTTACACTTGGACAGGATCAACTTACACAAACGATCAGTTTGAAAAGTTAATGATTGCAATATCAAGTTTAAATATTTCACAAAGATTTGCGGATCAATTTAAGACTACTGCTAGTGTTGGATCTCTATCTTATACAATTGATCTTTTAACAAATAAAAGGCAGTTCTTAGATCTTACGGGAATTTATAACCCATGGAGTTTAATTCAAACAACAACAATAGTAGATCAAGGAAATACTTATAGTATTGATACTTATAAGATACCTGTTCCCGGTATTTACTTATTTGAATTTGACTATGATGTAACAGTTAATGTTGGTATAAGTAGCGCATCAATATTAATTCAAACTTTATCTGGTCTTTTTTCTCAGGTATCATTGCCAATTACATTTCCAGTAACAACTCCTCAAAACTTTACAGGAACAATAAGTCTTGAAACTACACTTGAAGATATTTATGATAATAATGCTATAAATAACAGTCCTCCAAATGCTTGTGTTTCATTTTTAGTAAATGGTTCAGATGGTTCAATTTTTGATTTTAACTCAGGTCAATTCAGAGTCCAAGAAATTGCAGCACCTGAAACGCATTTTCTCAGACCTTTGTCAATTGCAGATCATTTACCTGAGTGGACAATTGGAAAATTCGTAAAAGAGGTTGGAAATATATTCGGAGCAATATACGATGTTGATGAATACACCAAAGAAATTGATATTTTCAGACTTGATGAAATCTCAACAAATAAAAATGAAGCATTAGATTGGAGTGATAAATTAGATCTATCAAAAGAAATACTGGTTACATTTATTGCATCAGGGATAGGACAAACAACTACACTTCAATGGAGTGAGTTTCTTTTGTACTCATACAATCTAAATGTTGCAAATGATCAGTTGCCCGATAATACAACTTACATAAAATCAGAGGCGGATTATTCCATTTCAGCAATCTTGGGACTGCAAACAATTCCTGTGATGAGTTTCGATGTTTGGGATTTTGACAATAGTAGAATTGTAATGGATGACAATGCAAGGTTCGGAATGCTTGGAAGTAATCCCGGAACTGTTAAAATTGGTAACCAAATATCAGGAACAACAAGTCCATTTCCATTTGCTTACTTTGATTACTCGGGATCAGAACATTCATTGGATTGGGGTATATTATTTTCAAGATATTTCGATTCATTGTTAATTCCAATGACTGATAAGATTCAAAGAGTTACTTGCTACGTTAGATTGAACGATGTGGACATTCAGAAATTCAAGTTTAAATATCCAATCTTCATTCAACATTTTAATCGTTATTTTTACGTGGACGAAATAAGTGAATACACAGGCAAAAATCAATCTACTAAAATCGTGTTAATGGGTATCTAAATGGCAAACGAAACTACTGAAATTCTAAGGCTTGTACTGGATGCAGATCAAGCTATCAAGAAAACTGCTGACCTTAAAAAGCAGCGAGATTCACTTGCTGATACCAACAAGGTTCTGACTATAACTGAAGGTAAGAATTCAGAGGCAGTATTGAAAAATGATGCTGCAATTAAGATTCTGAATCAAGAAATTGCCAAACAGACAAAGGAAACAAATAATCTTGTTAAGGCTCAACTTGCTGCTGAAGGTTCGAATGATCAATTAAAGGCTCAACTATCAATTCTTACTGCTCAATACAATGCATTAAGCAAGGCAGAACGAGAAACATCTGTTGTTGGTAAGGCATACGCAGATCAGATTAATGTAATTACCGAAGAACTAAAAGGAACAGAAGGGGCAATTGGTAATTTCAGAAGGAATGTAGGAGATTATGAAGGATCGGTAAAAAGAGCAGGAACATCATTGCTTGATTTAAAGGCGAGGCTTACAGATCTTCAAAAAACAGTTCAAACACTTGATATCAATACTCAGGAGTTTAAGGATGCCAAAGATGAGGCAGCAAATCTTGGATTACAGATTGGTCAATTAGAAGGTAAGATTGATGAGTTCGGAAATAAAGAACCAAAGAATCCTGCAAAGAAAGCATTTGAAGATACTGTTGCAACTGCTGTTACTTTGGGTTCAACTCTAGAACTTGTTAATCTTGCATTTTCTGATAACGAAGATGTGCAGGCTTCGGTTGCTGAATCTTTAAAAGCTATTGCAATTGCTCAACAGTTGGCGAACATTGCAAAGGAAGCAGGAGCAATTCTTGATACTGCGGAACTTATCAAGAAATCCGCATTGGCTGCAGGCAATTTTATCTTAGCAGGTTCAACAACAGTATTAACGGGAATCACAACTGCATTTGGTGTTGCATCTGGAATAGCTTGGGCAATCGCAACACTAGGAGTTGCTGCATTGATAGCAGGTATTGTTTTGCTTGTTGCAAACTTTGACAAGGTGTTGAATGCAGTAACTGATTTTCTTGGTTTGACATCGGAACAAGAACGGGCAACAAATAAACTAAATGAATCCTATGCTGCTCAACTTGTTACTTTGAATGATTTAATTGAGAAAGAGAAAGCAAGAGGTGAAGTGGTTAAGACTGTATTTGATAGGCAGATTAAATTACAGCAGTCATTAGGTAGAGATACAATTGCACTTGAAAAAGAAAAAGAAAAAGCATATCAACAAACATTAATTGCTCAAAATGCTGCTGCCCAAAAGTCTGCTGATATAATTAAGAAATCAAACAATGGTACAGCTAAACAATACAGCGAATTGTTAAAAACAATTCAAGAAAACAACAAGGCAATTCAAGAATCAAAAGACAATATTACTATTGCAGAAAATGAGGCGAATCAAAAAAGAATTGAGGAGCAAAAAAAGGCAGATGAAAAATTGTCTGCTGCACAAAAATCAGCAAATGATAAATTGAAAGAAGCACAAAAGAAATATCAAGAAGATATCAAAAGTCTTAACGATGAATTCCTTTTAAATGACAGGCAAAAATTAGAAAAATCATTTACAGATAAACTTGCTGTAATTAAAGGTAATGGAGAGGAAGAAGTAAAACTACGTGCAGCAATTGAAAAGGCAAAAAAAGAAGCATTAGACGTATTTGATGCTGAATCTGCTGCTTCTCAATTAGCAAGGGAGCAAAAGAAAAAAGATGATATACTAGCTGTTCAATCAGAATTGTTTAATGCTCAACAAAGTTTCCTTACAAAGCAACTTGAACTTGATCTGGCTGCTGTTGATTTATCGGTAGGTACTGAAGAAGAAAAGGCAGCAAAAAAATATCAGATACAACTTGCATCACTTGAACAACAATTGGCACTAGCTAAAGAGTTTGTGGGTGCTGATGGAATTATAACTAAGGAAGAACTTCAAGGCATAACTGCTATTGAACAAGCAATTTCAAAGGCTAAACAAGATGCAACAAAAAAAGGAGACTCTACATTTGGTGCTGCTGTTGGATTATCAAAGGAAGATACTGATGCACTAGCAACTTCTATTCAACAAATATCTCAGAATGTTTCAGCTATTCAAGGCGCAATAAATGATTCTTATACAGCTAGATTAGCTAATATTGATTCAACCCAAAAAGCAGAAACAGATGCCATTAATGCAAGTACATTATCTGAGGCAGAAAAGAAAACAAAGATTGATAAATTAAACAGAGATACTGCGAAGAAAAAGTATGATCTAGAACTAAAACAATTCAACACTAACAAAGCATTCCAAGTTGCACAGACCATAATTGCAGGAGCGCAAGGTATTGTTGCTGCATTTCAATTAGGACCAATTGCAGGTGCGATTGCTGCTGCTGTTATTAGTGGAGTTACATTAGCTCAGTTAAGCATAATTCAAAATTCAACACCACCAACACCACCATCATTTGCAGGAGGAGTAGTTGGCATGATGGGAGAAGGAAATGGAACAAGTGATTCAATACCGGCATATCTTTCACGAGGTGAATCTGTGATTACCGAACGAGGCACAAATTTATCTGAACAAATTAATCCCGGTTATCTTGCGTGGTTAAACAGACCAAATAAGTTTGCAACAGGACTTGATCCAATTCAAAGTAGTTTTATCCCACCTCAATCGGTTGATGTAGGTCAGCAGATCCGTGAGGCAATTGCAGGACTTACAATTGTAACCAAAGTAACTGACATTGATAAGGCTCAAATTGATCGTAGGCAAGTAAGGGATGTATCTGTGATCTAATGGGCAGACTTGAACAAATTACCGAACTAACTAAATCAGGTCAATTAACTGACTTATTTAGAAATGGATTAATTGGATATAAAACATTACTTTACCGAGATATTTATTTTTCCGTTGAGGTAAACATTGCACTTGGATTTTCGCAAGTTCAATCTGTTTCCAATGTAGCTGATGAATTCGGAGTTTCAGAGCGTACAATCTGGAGAGCAATTAAATTTATGAAAGAATGACAATCGGAGTTATAACACCTCATCAAGATTCGAAGCGCAAAATGTTCTTGGACAGATTAAGCTTTTATATTCAACGTCAAACACTAAGACCTGACCATTGGATTATAGTTGATCACAAAGAAGATGTGTTGGCAAAAGACCTAACAAAGCGAATCAGAATAGGATGCGAAGAAGCAATTGAACTTGGATGTGATGTGGTCTTGATTATGGAGGATGATGATTGGTATTCTCCTAACTACATTAAATCAATGATTGAGTTTTGGGAGATACAAGGCAAGCCCGAAATATTTGGAGTTGAACAAACACAATACTATCATATTAAACAAGGTTTGCATGTAGAGTTAACTCATCCCGGACGTGCAAGTTTGATGGGAACACTATTGTCAGCAGAAGGAATTAAAAAGATTACTTTTCCTGAAGATTCGTTTGTATTTCTAGACATCGAATTATGGAAGCAATTAAAGGGTAAAACATTTAGAACATTACCAGCAATCGCAGTTGGCATCAAACACGGCATCGGATCAACAGGTGGCAAAGGACATTTAGAAACATTCAAAGGATATTCACCTGATCCTGAATTTAAAAAACTCAGACAACTTATTGGAGATGATTCTGATTTTTACATTAATATTTTCCATCCTGAAATCAAGAAAAGAAAAACCATTGCGATTGTTACGGGAGTTTGGAAACGTCCAGAAGTATTCGAAATGTTTGCAAAGGGTATTGGTCATTTAATTAAGAACTCTGATTTTAATTATCATGTTATAGTTGCAGGATCAGAAGGTGAACGATCACGAAAGATGGTTGAATCAAAAGGTTATATTTATTTGGAAGTGCCGAACACACCACTTGCAGCTAAGATGAATGCAACAACTATCAAGGCAGGACAATTAGGTTGCGATTACGTTCTTTGTCTTGGTTCTGATGATGTGATTTCACCTGAGTTGATGAATGTTTATTCAAAAGAAATTGAAAAGGGAACTGACTTTATCGGAGTAACTGATTTTTATTTTTACGACACGACAACTAACAGGGCTGCATATTGGGGAGGTTATATTGACGCTAGAAGATTAATGCATACAGCAGGAGCAGGAAGATTGATTTCATCAAGATTAATGGTAAAATGGAACTGGCAGCCGTGGGAAAACAAACACAGTCATATCTTGGATAATTCAGTTCAAGAAAAGTTAAAGTTAACACCTCATTCATCTGCTTCGATTTCATTAAAAAAGAATAATGTTTTTGCCTTAGATATTAAATCTTCTGAAAACATGACACCATTTCAACTTTGGGAAAACACTCATTACATAGATTTTAACGAAATAAAAAAAGCAATGCCTTATGTGTGGGATAGCAGGGATATTTAGCAAATCACTTGAACCTGAATTATATCATAAAGACATAGCAACTCTTATGATGGACAAACAAGTTCACAGGGGGCAAGATCATTTTAGCGTTAAGATTCATGGTGCTGTAACTGTTGCATTTAATAGACTTGCTTTAACAGACATTGATAAACAGCAGCCATCTGATAATAGTTGGATTGTTTATTTAAATGGTGAAATTTATAATTACAAAACATTTGGATATACAGGATCTGAGGTTGAGGTTATTGCAAAAGGATTACGAGATTACGGATTGAATTTCATTAATGAACTTAATGGCATGTTCGTAATTGTCGCAATAAAAGGTGATCAAGTTTATATCATTCGTGATCGTTTCGGAATAAAACCTATCTACTATTGGGAGAGGCATGAAACAATTGTTTTTGCTTCAGAATGCAAAGCAATAGTTGGTCATCCTGAATACATCACATCATTAAATAATAATGTAGCTAGACAATGGTTAGTATTTAACAATGTGTTGACAAATGAAACATTATTTTCAGGAATTAAAAAACTTGAAAAGGGTACGATTTGGCATTTAAATACCGGGAATAAAAAGAAATATTGGAGTTGGAATTTCGAACCTACTCAAATGGATTTTAATGAGGCAAAAAACACAGTCTTAAATTTGCTCAATGAATCAATGGTCGAAAAATACAGATCAGATGAAGCAGGAGTATTTGTTTCTGGAGGTGTTGATTCAAACATAATTAGAAATCTGTTTAGTGAATTACCAACTTATACTGCTTGCTTCGATTCAGGTGATGAAAGCGAATTGGCTCGCTTGTTGGCAAATGATAAACATACTGAGATTTACTTTGATGGAATTTATAAACTAGATAAGACCATTTATCATCTTGAGGATTTACGAGTTGGAGCAAGTTTTTCAAATTATGGACTGTATGAATATGCTTCCAAAACAGGATGCAAAGTTATTTATGATGGAACAGGATCTGATGAATTATTTGGTGGTTATCCGTGGAGGTATTCAATTGCGGATTATTATTCAGTAGTTAACCGAACTGGTGTTGAAGATGAATATTGCAAAGGACTTTTTAATGAGTTATTTCCTGAAGATACTTTGGAGAATCGTTTTAAATTCGATGCTGAATATTTCTTGGAAGGTCTTTTGTTGGTCGGTGATAAACTTGGAATGGCTCACACGATTGAAGGAAGATATCCATTTCTTGATAATGATCTTGTTGATTTTTGTTTGAAATTACCTAATGAGTTTAAGAATAATAAATTACTTTTGAAAGAAGCATTTCGATCTATCATTCCAAATGAGATTCTTGATGGAAAGAAAAAAGGTTTTAGTTCTCCAGATTATTTTGAAGGCGAAGGAAATCAAGCAAGAAAATGGAGCAATGCAGCATTAACTAAATGGAAAGAAATTTATGAACCATCCTGATCATTCAATTTACGAGCAAAGTTTTGATTTTGACGAATCAAATAAGATACACCCAACTGCAATCATTTACCCAAACGTAACGATGGGGCAAAATAATATTATTGGTGCATATTGCGTGATTGGTTCAAATGGTGAAATAAGAGGCATGCAAGAATTTGAAGGTCGTGTAGAAATTGGAAGCGGAAATACTATTTCAGAATTAGTTACAATTCAAAGACCTGCTGCTGCTGATAAGAAAACCATTATCGGAAATGATAACATCATAATGGCTCACACTCATATTGGTCATGATGCTGTGATAGGTAACAACTGCGAACTATCAACAGGGACAATTGTCGGAGGTTATTGCCATATTAATGACGGTGCAAAAATCAAACTAGGTGTAACGATTCGAAACAGAAAGATTATTGGTCGGGAGGCTGTTGTCGGAATGGGAGCAGTAGTAACTAAAGATGTTGATCCGGGAATTACTGTTGTGGGTAATCCTGCTAAAATATTAATCAAATGAAACTATGTTTCGCTTACACAGTCTTTAATGGGTTTGAATTATTGCAAGGCAGCATTAATCAAATTAAAGATCATGTTGATGAAATAGTAATTTGCTTTCAAGACATTTCGAATCGTGGAAACTTTAATGCAGATATTGAAAATCAACTTGATCAACTTGAAGGTGTTTCAATTATCAAGTTTGTACCTGATTTAAAAGCCGACACAAAAACAAACGAACTCAACAAGCACAACTTAATGATTGATGCTGCAAGACATTTGCATTGTACGCATATCATTGTCAGCGCAACTGATCACTATTATAAATCAGATGAGTTTATTCAAGCAATTGGATTGGGGCAGAATTACGATTGCACCTTTACATCCATGTACACTTATTACAAGAATCCAACTTGGCAATTATTACCTATTGAAGATTACAAGATGCCGTTTATAATGAAAATTTATCCTGAGAGTAAATTTGTGAAATCAGTTCGATATCCTGTTCTTGTTGATCCTTCTGTAAAAATTAATACTGTTGGAAGATTCCATGTTTTTTCTGAATCTCAAATCATGATGCATCATTTTTCAATGGTCAGAAATAACATCGAAGAAAAGTTTGTGAATGCAGCAAGTCCGACAATGGCTCAAATAAAATCAGCAGGGTATATTGATGAGTTTGAGAATTACAATGCCGAATCAGATAATGGAATTAAATACTTTCAAGGGCGCAAAATAAAGGTAGTTGATAATTATTTTAGCATTCAGGTACAATCCCAAGAAGCGCACAATCAGGATTAAACTTCAGCAGCTTTAATTCACAACCATTTTTTTTTAATTCAAGGTACAATGCTTTAAAATCTTTTTGAATTCTTTCAATCATAAAGTCTTTTCCTAAGTTCGGATGACCAGTTATATCAACTCCTGCTAAATGTATTTCTGTTGCTCCCATGTAGAATGCATGAACTACGGCAATAAATGGAGAGCAGATTGAATGGCAATAAAAATCTTTTCTGCTTAGTTGATTAACACTTGATCTTTGAGTTGTAAATCTAATTAATTGTGCAGGTCGCAATTGCCTCCATGAATCAAGTTGAGTAAATAGTTTTGCCTTGTGATTGATTATGGTTTGCTTTCTGACACTTGAAAATACAGAAGGATTATCGCAGACAATTAAATGGTCAACGGGGAAAGGACAATCGTTTACTCCAACAGTTAAATCATAACTATCAGAGTAATATTTTGAATCACTTAATCCTGTTACTAAGGCTGTCATTTTGCTGTCAGCAAATGTAGTAAATCAATAATGAACTTTGTCCCCGATGGCAGAGATACACGTTAACATCTTCGGGGAAATTGGATGGGAGAATAATCTTCAATCCGTATCTGCTCAAACCAAGTCAGCAACTAAAGACGATTACATTGTACTTCATATTCATTCACCGGGTGGTGAAGTAAATGAAGGCTTTGCAATTTATGATCATTTGGTAGGTCTTGGGATTGATGGTGAAACTCGCATTGAAGGACATTGTGCATCTATTGCAACTGTTCCTGCGATGGCTTACAAAAAAAGAACCATTACCGAAAATTCAAATTTCTTTGTTCATAATCCGTGGACAATGGCAGAAGGTGATGCAAGCGCATTGATAGATACAGCAGAGCAGCTAAAAGCAATTGAAAATAGGATTGCAACTTTTTACTCACGGGTAACAGGAAAGTCAGTTGATGACATGCTTGCGCTAATGGCAATTGCAAATGAAATTAAGCCAACACAAGCAAAAGAACTTGGATTTGTTACCGACATTATCAAGCCTGTAATGGCAATGGCTTCACTTAAATCAAACAATCAAATAAACCAAATAACAACTGAAACAATTATGGACTTTTTAGCAAAAATGAAATCCGACATGAACAACCTATTCAAAGGTGTAAAGAATCAACTACCTGAAAATGCAGTTTTAAATTCAATTACTGCAACTCTTACTGATGGAAATGAAATTGAAATCATTACAGACTCTGACATGCCTGCTGTTGGTGATGCAGTTGTAATGGTTGCATCTGGTGAGGCTGCTCCTAATGGAGATCACACACTTGAAGGAGGTACAATTGTTAGTACTTCAGAAGGCATCATTACTGCAATCGTTGAAGCAGTTGTTGAAGCAGAAGATTTACAAGTTGAAAATTCAGCTTTGAAATCTGAACTAGAATCTGTTAAAGCAGAACTTTTAGAAACTCAAAATTTGTTTACTGAATTTAAAAACAAACTTGAAGGAAAACAAATGGTTTACAATCGTACACAGCGCACATCATTTTCCGACAAAAACGTAAAAACTGCAAATCGTCTATCAGGATTAAATCTGCTTGACAAAACTAAATACCAAATTAAAAAGTAATCAAACCCCAAAACCAAATAACAGACAAACAATGGCAATTCTAAATCCTTCAGACCTGACCTTTAACGGAGAGGAAATCCGTTCGATCCGTGATGCAATCATGGAAGCGGTTTACAACAAACCTGCTGTAACCGATTTTCATACGATTTATCAGGATATTGTAACAAAAAAACAAATTGTCTTTCTTGGAAGACTTGGTAAAATTAGCCGTGTTGATGCAGGATGTGGATCTTCTCCTTTGAATGCAAACATCACAATGACTCAGAAATTCTGGGAACCAGTTCGTTTCGAAATTTGGTTGTCTGAATGTTACACCAATTTAGAAGATACTTTCTTTGTTTGGTCAAAACAACGTGGAATCAATGAGCCTGACTTAGTTGGAACAGACTTTGCAAGTTTCTTGATTGAGCGTATGACTGATGCAATGAGCGAAGATGTACTTCGGATGGCTTGGTTAGATGATACAACTGCTGAATCAGTTGATTCTACTCCATCAGGTATTCTTTCATCAGGTGTTAATCCTGCTGACTACAATGCATTTGATGGTTTTTGGAAGCAGTTATTCACAATCGGAACTCCACGCTATGTAATACCTGAAAATTCAGGAGTGAGTTACACAGCGCAAGATGCATTAGCAACTGATCGTGCATTACTTGTATTCAGAAGTCTTGAACAAAATGCTGATTATCGTTTGAAATCTGCAACAGATAAAGTTATTATTGCAACTCAATCTCTTGTAGACAATTACGCAACTTATCTTGAAACACAAGGAAACGATGCTTCATTCATTCGTATTGAAGAAGGATTTAGTGTACTACGTTACAGAAACCAAGTGATCTACGGATTTGATTTGTTAGATCGTTACATTCGTGCTGACTTTGACAATGGTGTAACTTGGGATATTCCACATCGTGCAGTACTTACAACCAAATCAAATTTGGCGGTTGGTGTTGATGCAGCTTCTGGACTTACAGACCTTGACAATTGGTTTGAACGCAAAGACAAAACAACTAACTTCCGTGGTGGTTACAAGTTGGATGTGAAAGTTCTTGAAGATTACATGGTTTCACTTGCTTATTAATAATTTAAAATCTAAAAGTTATGCCTACAGCTTGTAGTGGAATTACCGAAAATGTACTAAACAACTGCGAGAACCCGATTGTGGGTGGAGCGAATGATTTAGTTTGGCTTGTAAACAAAGCAGATATTGCTGCTTATACTCCTGATCCTTCCAATCCTTATTTGGTAACAGGATTAACTTTGAACACAGGCGCATTCTTGTATGCTTACGAAGGACAAAACAATTCAGTTGATCTTCGTGCAGCATTGGTTCGTCAGCGTTATGTAAGCGTTTACGATCACGAGGCTATTATCAAAGTATTTGACAACACTCCAGAAGTGAAAAAACAACTTGCTTACCTTCAATCAGGTGTAGTTGTTGCAATCGTTCAAAAGAACTTTAAAGCATCTGATGGACTTGGAGCATTTGAATTGTATGGTCTTGATGCAGGATTGATCTTGAATGCTTCTGAATCAAACGCATCTGATGCAGACACTCAGGGAGCATGGAACTTAACACTTTCAACTTCTGAGCAAGCAAAAGAACCCGGACCTCCAAAAACATTATTGATTGGTGGTACTTATCTTGCAACTAGAACAGCACTCGAAGCGTTACAAGCACCTTAATACAATGACAGGAATCGAATTAAAAGCGATTCTCGACACGTACAAGAAACCACCGACTCATGAGAATAAGGCGGTGGTTTTTTCGCTTTATACGAGAATAACAGGAAAGAATCCTGATCGCAACTGCATATATTGTGCTATTGAATGCTTCTTAGAAATGAGATCATTAGCAAAAGAATTTCAAGAAAAAGAAATACCTTTGATTGTAACAAATAAAAATACAAGGATGAAAATTCAAACAATCAACAAAGGATTAATTCAGTACCGAATCAAAGAACCATTCCGTGCATTTGGCAATCCGAAAGTACAAACAAATGAGAACACAACTGATGCCGAAGTTGAAATGTTAATCAACTCTAATCGTGCATTAAGAGGACATTTTGAGCGTATTGACGGACAAGACATAATGTTATTTCAAGAAGTCAATAAAATCAATATTGTTAAGACTTCGGACAATCCAAAAAAAGTAACAAAGAAAAAAGCAGTTAAGTAATGGCTAAGATCATAAATGGCAATACTCGTAAACGGATCTTAATTCGTGATCTCAACCAAGAGAAGGTGTATGCCTATGGTTATGACAATAGCTATCCGCAGCAAGTTTATGATTTGATTAATTCATCAGGTACTGCCAAGTCATCTACAAATCTATTCATCAAATATGTGATGGGTGGGGGAATATCTGATCCATTGCTGTATAAAAAAGTAGTTAATTCATCGGGTGTTACTTTGGATAAATTAATGAGATTTTGTATTTCAGATTATTGTTATTACCATGGCTTTGCTGTTCATGTTGCTTACAATGCATTAGGTGAAATTACTGGGTACAACCACATTCCATTTGAGTACACTCGTTTATCTCACGATGGTAGAATTGCTGTTTATGACAATTGGGATAAAAGAAAATTAAAGGACAAAGGAAAATATATAATTGGAGATATTGAATTCTTTAATGTTTTCAATCCAAGTAATGTAATTTCTGAAATCAATAAAACTGAAGGTGATACAGTTGAGGCTAAAATGACTGAATACAAAGGTCAAGTCTATTGGTATTCCTTTGATGGATTTAAAACATATCCGCTTGCTCCCTTAGATCCTGTTCTTGAAGATATAAACACGGATGCAGAGGTTAAGATCGGGAAACTAAAGAACGTGAAAACAAACTTCTTAGCTGCTCAAATGGTTAAGTACCGAGGCAAGTTTGAAACCGATCAAGCAAGGGCAGAATTCTTGGAATCATTGGAGCAATTTCAAGGCAATGAAAACACAGGAAATGTAATGCTTGTTGAGGTTGAAGATTCTGAAGCTGATTTCTCAATTGAACCATTTACGATTCAAGATTTCGATAAGAAATGGGAATCAACTGAAAGAACTGTTAAAGAAAATATCATTCAGACATTAGGTCAACCACAAGTATTGCTTTCAATGACCACAGCAGGCAAATTGGGAACATCAAATGAAATTCAAGATGCAAAGACATTCTACAATGAAATAACTGCTTCAGATCGTTTAATTATAGAGGAAGAATTTACGAGGTTGTTAGAAACTCCGATTACAATTATTGAATTGGATGGTCAAAATGATGTAGTTAGTGAAGATGGAACTACTGCTGAGCCTGTAGTAACTGAAAATGTTGCTGCAACTGCATTGAATGGAGCGCAGATAAGTTCTTTAAATGAGATTATTGCAAATATTACTGGTCGAATTTATCCTGCTGATACAGGTAGAGCAATTATAGCAGCATCTTTTCCATCATTAACACAGCAACAAGTTGATCAAATAATTAATCCTTTAAATCTTTGATTTATGTTACTAATAACTGCTGAAGATATACGGGAATTTAAAACATTGAGCGTTAATATTCCTGATGAGCGAATCAATCCGTTTATTTTGGAGGCTCAAATTATGGATTTGCGTAAGGTTACAGGAAAAGACTTGTATAATAAATTGATTGAAGAAATTAGTCCTGTAAATTATCCTGAACTTAAAGAACAATACAAAGGATTTCTTTGTTATCGGGCATATTATCGCATCTTATCTAATAATCAGGCAACAGTTACATCGAATGGTGTAGTGATGAAGTTAAATGATAACAGCGAACAATTGAATCCTGCTGCATTGGCTGTAATTCGTAATTCGGTACTAGATGGTTCAAAGGTTTACGAAGAAGATTTTATTGATTTCATGAATCTTCCTGCTTCGATTATAGCTTATCCAGAGTGGTTAACATCTTCATGCTATTGCAGGCATTCAAGTCCTAATCCATCGGTGAGAATATCGGCAGCAGGAAATAAGAAAACAATTAATGAAGCAGCAAACGACTTAAACAATAGAAATGGTTACTATCAGTCAAGGTGGAACAAGTACGATCATTATTGAACAGGAAGGAACTTACAGGCCTTTCAGAACTGATCGAATAAGATTGGAAGCAAATGGTGATTGTATTCAAATTTTTACAACTCGTGGAACTGTTTTTGAATCTCAACCAAGATTTGATGAGGTAACAAGTCCATCATCAACAAGTGCAATAGATTTAATAAATCAGATATCAGCATGGCTATAGAAATCAATGATTTAGGTTCAACCATCAGCATTCTTAACGATGGAGAATATACGATAATAACCAAGCAAGATGCTTCTATTGCTCTGAATGGTTCAATCGTGGCTTTGATTGACTTTTCAGGGCAAAGATATGAATACAACTTTGCTGATGTTTCAATTCCTTCAGAGGCTTCGGGTGCAGATTTAGCAGCAACTTTGAATGAGTACCTTCAGACTAGTGGTGGTGGAGGTGGTGGAGGTGTTGAATCTGTAACGGGAAATGTTGTTGGCGGTACTTCAACGAATCCGACTGTTAATATCGGAGGCAATGCAAATGAAATTCTATACAAAAATGCATTCGGAGTAATAACAAGTGACCCCGACTTTGTACGTGATAAAGCTGGTGAATGGTTTTGGCAATACGGAAGAAAAGGTTCGGGCGTAACCGAGGCGATAACTGCAATTCAAGCAAATGCATCTGTGCTGGCTCCTAGTGTCGTTTTGGAAGCATCCGCAAACGGTGGTGCGGATAGTTCGGGTTTGCAATTAAACAAAACCGCCCCATTAATATCAGGCAAAAAGGCAAATGTTGCCTATCAATACAATCTGCCCACCACCACCCCCACAGCCAACCAAATCCTAAAAGCAAATTCGGCTACTCCGACTCAGTTAGAATGGGCGGATAGGCTGCCATACAAAGTCTACACAGCACTATTAACTCAAACAGGCGCAACAGATCCGCAAACAATAAGCACAGGAAGTTTGACAGTTGGTGTTACTTATGAAATTACTGATAATTCTGGAGGTGCAAATTTTACTAATGTAGGTGCACCAAATAATACAGTCGGTACTTTTTTTGTTGCAACAGGAACAACACCTACAAGTTGGGGAACAGGTGAGCTAGGTTATAATAATGGAGCAATAACAGCAACTGTATTACAAAATACTATCGGGAATATTTGGTATACTTATAACAATTATGGTGTTTATAACATAAAAAGTGATGGTTTATTTATAAATAAAAAAACTACTTTTTTATTTGGAGTACTAGACGGGCAGCCAGGAAATGCAGCAGCAGTAGTAACAGACCATTTTCAAAACAATATCAATAATTATATTTTTGCTACGAATGATACACAGGGAAGTGCTGGTGAATTTTTATACGACACCCAAATCGAAATCCGAGTTTACCCATAACTATAAACCTACTCTCCCTAATAATTGAACGACTTTGATAACAATCGAAAACAGTACACTTCATTTAATATTAACAGAAGATTCTGAAACGACAATAATCCGAAAAGATAATTGCCGTATTTTAGTTTTTGGTGATATTGTAAGGCTTACTGATTTCGAATTTAATATCTACGAATTTGATTATGCAACTGTATCAGATCCTGCAACAGCTAAGGCAGAAGATTTAGGTGATGCAATAACCGATTATTTAAATAATACATCAGGTGGTGGTGGAGGTTCAGGAACAGTAACATCAGTTGATTTAACGATGCCTGTTGCATTTACTGTAACAGGAAATCCAATTACAACATCAGGAACATTAGCAGTTGCAGCAGCAGGAGTTGCATCTCAATATATCAGAGGCGATGGGCAGTTAGCTAACTTTCCAACATCAATCGGTGGTGGTTCATCGGTTAGTTACTACTTAAATGGTTCAGTTAATCAAGGTACTTTTGGAGGTTCTACTTATTACGAGATGAGTAAAACTCCAGTCTTGGCAGGAGGTACTACTTTTACAAGAACTAACGCTCAAGGTAATGGATTGATTGCTCAATTTATAACTGATGCTGGTGATCCAAATTCGCTATCTATACCGGCAGGAAATTGGAATTTAGAGTTATTTTTCAGAGCAACATCAAATGGTGGTAGCCCATCATACTATGTTGAGTTATACAAGTATGATACCATAGGACTTACATTCACTTTAATTGCAACGGATGCTTTAACACCTGAAGGGATTACCAATGGCACTACATTAGATGCTTATTTTACAGCATTGGCAGTTCCTGCTACAACACTTGCATTAACTGATAGGTTAGCACTCAGAGTATTTGTAAATACATCGGGAAAAACGATTGAACTACACACAGAAAATGGTCATTTATGCCAAGTAATAACCACATTTTCAACAGGGTTAACTGCATTAAATGGACTTACATCACAGGTTCAATTACTCGCAGTTGGAACTAGCGGTACTGACTTTGCAATTAGTTCGGTAACAGACACTCATACGTTTAATCTACCAACAGCATCAGCATTAAATCGGGGTGCATTAAGTTCTGCTGATTGGACTACATTTAACAGTAAAGCACCTTTAGCAAGTCCTGCATTTACAGGAAGTCCAACTGCTCCAACTCAAACATCAGGAAATAACTCAACAAATATTGCCACAACAGCATTTGTACAAACAGCAGTTGCAGCACCACAAACAGGAAGTAATTTATATCTCTTTTACAACTATTAAAATATGGCAGCTTCTCCACAATTCGCGGCATTACCGCAAACAAAATTAATAACTCTTAGCACAGCAACGGCAGGTGTTAAGACTAATCCTGCAACGGGAAGCACATTGCTCCTAACAGGAACTTCAACAGTAGGTTATTCAGGGACTAAAATAACCACAATTGCAGCAAAAGCACAGGCAACAAATTCAGCATCTACCTTACTTATTTTTATTACTGATACAACAGGAGTGGCTTCAACAGGTATATTGTTTGATGAAATAATAATTCCTGCAACAACATCTTCACCAACGGCTGTTTCTGCAAGAGCAGTTTCATTGTATACAGATTTACAGTTAATGCCAGGGCAGGCTGTTTATGTTAGTTGTACAATTGCAACTAATACAGTTCCAATTAATGTTTTTGTTTCAGCAGGAGATTTTTAAGCTATGTTTGGAGGATTCACAGCAAGACCAAATTTTGGAAATCAATTATATCCAACACGAACTTTAGGACAGTTTGGAAATCAGGCAACGCAAATAGCTGCTAACTTTTTAAATGCAACTCAGATTTCTGATCCAACAATAGTTTCTGCAATTAATCAACTTGTATCTGATTTGTTTTTTTATGGATTGATTCCAAAAATGAAAGCAATTTATCCATTTGTGGGAGGAACAGCAGCATTGCATAAATTTAATTTACTTGATCCTAGAGATTTAGATATTGCGTTTAGATTAACATTTACAGGTGGTTGGGTTCATAGCCAAAACGGGGCTTTGCCCAATGGAACTAACTCTTATGCCAATACCTTTTTATCTCCTTCAGCTACATTAACTTCTTTTAATAGTAGTTTAAGTTTTTATTCCAGAACAAATGCAACTGCGCAAGATAGAGCCTCAATGGGTTCTGTTAATGATCCATTATTTACAATAGGTCATCAATTGATTTTAAAATGGTCAGATGGTAATTTTTATGGAATACTTGATAATAATGGCTTTTCAGCAAGTTCTGCTAATACTAATTCAACAGGATTTTATATTGCAAGTAGAACAGCTAATAATTCTTTAAAAACGTATAAAAATAATTCTTTAGCTGCAACAAATAATACAATTACAATTGCGTTATCAAATACCATTCAAATGTTCATAGGTGCAAGAAATATAGGTAGTGGTGTTGCACAATTATTTGATAATAAACAATGCGCCTTTGCATCAATAGGAGATGGTTTAACGGATACAGAAGCAGCTAATTTTTATACTGCGGTTCAAAATTTCAACACTACATTAGGACGACAAGTATGATAGTATATCTTCTCACCACCGACCAAGCAGATTCACTCAGAGGAGTTGAATTTGTACCTGATAATTTTTTCAATCCAATCCAAGATATTAACGGTAATTGGATAATCACACAAGAAGAAGTTAGCCAAACGTCAATCGAATGGGTAAAGGATTTGCCACAGATAGAATATGAGCCGATTATTTACCAACTCTAATAACTACCTTTGCAATCATGTTAGACAGATTGGCGCTATTATCAGATAATTTATTGTATTTTGTTTGCGATCCTACTTATAGAGTAATTTATTCAAATAATTTCTTTCAGAACACGATTGACATTACCATTGGCAGTAACATATTTGACTTCATAGATTCGGAGGACATTGATAAATTCAACAAGGCAATAAATAGCAAGAGCAAGAATTTCTCGATTAAGATAAAAGTCAAAGGACATAAGTTCGAATTGTGCAGATTTACCTTTGATACTTTTTTGTTTAATCACTTTCATTTTCTAGGGGTAATTATTTCAGACACACCTCACGAAACTAGGGAAGCGAATAAGAGGATGAAGAACATTATTAAGAGTTTCAAGCATCACATGAATCACGAACTATTATCGCATCAAACAAAGGTAGAAGGTGGTTTGAAATTACTAGGAATGGCAGAAAGTGAACTAGAAAGAAAAGAAGCTGTATTGATTATTGAAAATGCATCGGCAGCATTACGGCTTGCGATTATTTCCGCTAATACTAAACTATGAAAACGATTCTTTTTCTTTTTATTTCGCTGTCAATTTCGGCTCAAAAATATAGAGTTCGTGCAGTCCATGATTCAATCTTTATTCAAGACACTTTGCCAATCGGTCATTCGCTTAAAGTCTGGAGTCCGTACGTTAAAGATTTCCTGCTGACATTAACCAATCCTGATGGGTACATTGTCGATGTTATGCAGCCACACACGAATGGATGGAAGCGAAAGGAGGATATTAAAGGTTGGTATTCTTATGAATTAATTTGGTTTGATTTCAGAGGTAAACGATCGTTTAAGAGTGGGAAGGTTTTTGTGTTATGAATCGGTACTTAATCGGCTTGATCTTGGTTCTGTCTTTTGCCTTGATCCTAATTACTCAAAAGGCATGCGATTACAAGACAGAATCAGAAAGGCATGAATCAAATGAATATGCACTTTTGAATCCATCACAAGGACGAGTTGTTAATCTTACCAAAGATCAGTTTGAAGATCGTTTGGGGTTCAAGATTGATTCACTGAATAAGCTGCATAAAGAGCGCATGAAGCACATTAAAGGACTAACTACCATTAAGACTAAGATAGTTCGGGAGAATGTACCTATGGAGGTCATACGCTATGATACAATCACACGCATCAGGGAGTTGGCTTATTTGGATTCATGCTTCACAGTTTCGGTGGTTGATACTACACTATCAATTCAATTCAATGACACGATCGAAATCGTTAATTACTTGGGAAAACGATCAAAGAAATTTCTATTCATTCGCTATGGTAAACGGCACGAACATGTTAAAGCGTTTAGCAAATGTGGACAAATTGAGATCGGGAGTGTTAAGGTGGTGAAGGAGTAACAAATAAAATTGAAGTTCGTAAAATAAAGAATGAAAATAGCAATTGACATAATTAAGAAATTCGAAGGGTGCAAATTAACAAGTTACAAATGCCAAGCAGGCATCTATACAATCGGATATGGTTCGACATTTTACGAGAACGGCAACAAGGTTAATTCGGGTGATTCAATCAGTCAGCAGCGAGCAGAATCACTTTTGTTGACCACAGTAACCAAGTTTGCATCGGAGGTAAATAAGATCGTTAAATCAACTGCAAACGAGAATCAAAGATCAGCATTGATTTCATTTGCTTTTAATCTCGGAGTTGGTGCATTAAAGAAATCAACTTTATTAAAGTTAGTAAATGCCAATCCTAATGACAAGCAAATTGCACATGAGTTTATGAAGTGGGTAAATGCAGGAGGCAAACCATCTAATGGGTTAATCAA